TCCATACCATCTTGAATAGGTTTGAAGAAAAACGGGTAGTTAAGGGATATGGGTACGACCTTGTCGGTAAACATCTTTTTGGCATCACTACCGGATTTTGATAGGATACCGAATCGTGCATCACTTGAGATAGTTGCTTGGTTGACGGTTTCACCTGATGCCATAAATGAGAATCCACTCCGTCTGTTTTTAAGGTAGCACATTCCGTAGCACCTTGTATCAGCTTTGCAGGCTTCCCAAAATATAAAGAAGAGTCTATTGGCTTCGCGGAAATCTGGATTACCGACATCAATCTTACTCCACTGCAAGTACATGTAGTGAGTGCCAGTGATATAAGTAGGAACCCCCTTATTATAAAACCAATAGCCGTTATCACGCCTGTTGAATTCTTCATCGATATAAGCCTCCCATTTACCTTTAAATTCATCTGGATACGATTGCCAATCAAATATACTCTTAATATTTTTAAGCTCTTTAGGATAGTCCTGAACAACCCACTTGTTTGCACCTTTTTTTAAACTCTTAGGCTCTGGAGGTAGCGCAATGACTAAACCTTGTATCTCGATGATTTCACCGATCTCCCCTGTCTTACTTATGACAACGAGGTCTTGTTCTTTATTATAACCGTACTTCCACTTCTTACCTTTATTGTATCGATGTATCGTGGTAAGCTTAACTGGTTCTACGGTCTTTACTAAATCCTGCTGGTACATTACTTAGAACGTCTTTCAGCAAACCCTTTAAACGCTTCTTTAGCATCTTCTTTAGGCCTGTTCTCTAGTATTCTTTCTTCTTCGTCGATGCGATTTAAAATCTCAAAAGCATCAAATATTGCTAGCTTCTTAGTTGCAGCAGCGTTCTTCAATCTATCAGCGGAGACATCGTCTTCTGTGTTTGTAATGATTTTCTCTTCCGCTACTTTAATGAGTTCCTCAACAGCTTTGCGTGCCGCCTGGATTATATTCTTCTTCGTCTCCTTGGTACTCATATTTAATTGTAATTTGATTGGCGGGTACACGATACAATCGTTGGCCCTCTATATTAAATTCGTATTCCATACCAGGCTTAAACCCTACAAGCGCCCCTGTTTCAAACCCGTCGCTAGGGTATTTGATAATCCCTATACCGCTCTGTTCTTTAAGTGAAGAAAATGCTTGCTTCTCTTTTATAGGTTTAATAAAGCAAAAGCCATCTAAGGCTTTCCACTGCTTGTTTCTTTTGTAAGCGTAGATCTGCTCTGGTTGCACAAAGAACGTATCTTCCTTGTAGTACGCTCTACTGTTCTTTTCTTTACCTCTGACGTCGCGAAAGCGTCTAAACACGTTATGGTGAAGAATCACTTCATCACCAGGCTGTATCTCTGTCTCTATCGCTAATGGGGTATTTCCTACAACACCTAGTCTACTGGTATATTCGTGGTTCTGAACTTCTGTATTCAGCAACAATTCTTTACCGTCAATGTCTTTCTTCGACGTTGAGCGGCCGTGCTTTGGGGATACTATAAAATTAAATATGCTTTGCATCACCAGCTTAAATCGTATTCAACAGAAATTGCCATGTTCTTGTTAAAGTCTTTCCACGGCATCACGTTATCAGCTTTCTGAATATAGATAGAGTACTTATCTTCCTCTTCTATAATGTTAACTATAGTATGACCACCATACACTTCCTGTCCAACAGAATAGTGCATGGCGTCATTCTTATAGTCCTTCCCTACACTAATCTTGCGGATTATCTGCATCTTCGGTAATCTCACCAGTCTGTAGGTTTACAGTTACGTTTCCGTAAGTTTCTTCGAGTTCTTTTTGAGTTTCCTTAAGCTTGCCAATTAGCGCTTCAGTTTCGCGAACTGCTGCTTGCTTTTGTACTTCCAATCCACCTACTACCGCTTGCGCTTCATTAATTGTGCTAACCAAGGTTTGTAGTGTTTCTAACTCTTTTTCTGTTACTTTTTTCATTTGATTTAATTTAATTGTTACTTGTTATTTGTTATTTGTTATTTTAGCATTTCCATCTGCGGCGTGCTGCGCAGATTCTTTTATCCGGTGTTTTAGAACAGTCAATGTTGTGCATGTTCATCTGCCCCTTTGAACGAGCACAGTATGAATCACGACGCTTACCGCCTCCGGGTTGTGGTGCCTTTAGGTTACCACCCGTTTCTCTTTTGTACGCCTTACGGCCTGCCTCTGTCATTCCAGCGCCTTCTTTAGCGCTTAGGAAGTGGCGTCCTTTTCCTTTTGTTGTTTTCTTCAGCTTATTGAAAGGTGAAGATGGTTGTACGTATGCCATAATATAAAGTTAAAAAGGGGGATCGGGCTATTGCGTAAGGTAGCGATTCCTTATTTTCCACACGCCCAGTGTAACCTTCCCCCTTTATTTTTTTGTTTTCTGATATGCTTCTGCTTCCCAGGGTAAATTCTTAGCGCCCTCTGCCATCATTCTTCTGTTAAAGAACTTCATCGGTGATTGCGTTGTGGGTTTCCACATCACTTCACCATTGGTATAATCTAACCTACCCTGCGCCATTTGACTTAAATGTACCTTCTCGTGCTCCACAGCCTCGTTAATCTTCTTCTGTGATAAACCTTTCTGCACAAAGATAGTGCCGTCACGGTTAGCCTCAGCGTCAATACCTGGAGCTAACTGCTTTTCAAATACAGGTGTTCCGTGCTCTGACGCTTCTTTATTGATACCAAACAGCGCCTCTTTGTTCTTTAATTGAAACATTACGCACCACAGCCGCATCCGCAGCCTTTCTTCATTTTCATTGGTGAAGCAGTAAAGTTGCCAGGTATCTTACCCGCACCGTCAATAGTTACTTCCTGAGATGGAGCTATCTTATTGTGGTCGCACTTAGCGCGCTGTGTAATAGGTTTAGAATACATTATCGTTCTTTGTCTTTAATCATATCGTCAATAGCCTTGTTGTAGACTTTATCTGTATACGATTTGTTTTTATAAAACTTACTTGAAGGTCCGATAGGCATATCCTCGTAGCCTAACATTATATTATACATGCGTGTGATTAAGCGCCTTGTCTTAGGCGATACCTTAAACACACTATACTTTATTGTTGTTTTATTTCTGTAGCGCCATACGTCGATCCAGCCGTCACGCCTTAGCCGTTCCCACCGGTTTTTATCCCACGCGTAGGTGTAGGTGCCGTTAATAAAATCATCACGCGTAAACCTGTCTTTGCAATCAAGATATATCAGCAGCTCTAAATCAGCATCTGTTATCTCGTAAGTCTTACAGGCCCATTTCCTAACGAGCCTGTAGTACTTAAGCAAATTCATATCTCGCAGGTCTGCTGCTTCTATTTTCATTCTACAATGACTACGTCACCTAGATTAATAACGTGGTAGAGTTCCTTACCCCATTCAATGCCGTGACCAGCGTGTCGGTCGTACCTGATGATGTTACCAGGTGCTAGCATCGTTACCTTATCGCCGACACTTACAATCTCAGCTTTTAGGTAGCGCACGTCTTTATTTTCATTTTCCGTAAGCTCGAGGCCACCGACTTTCACCGGCGCCTCTTTAATCTTACGTATTACAATGTAGTGATTAATTGCTTGCATTTTCGATTCGTTTGTTAGAGATTATACAATCTGCAGACGTAATCGTAGTGGCTACACTCACTGCATTTTTTAAAGCTGTTTTAGTTACGAGCACTGGGTCTATAATGCCCTTCTCAATCATATTAACGCGTTCTCCTGTAGATGCGTCAATACCGTCGTGCTTTGTGGTTATACTGTCAGAGAACTTAATACCCGCGTTTTCTAGTATAGTGTAGAACGGTGCGCGTATAGCACTTAGTAAGATGTTGTAACCCAAGCCTTTACTCTTGATGGTCTGTGATGCTTGTAGCAACGCAGTTCCACCGCCTGGTACGATACCTTCTTTTAAAGCTGCTTGCACAGCGTAGATGGCATCTTCAACTCTATCTTTCTTTTCCTTAAGCTCTACTTGCGAGTCAGCCCCAACGTGTATGATCCCGACACTACCGGATAGCATGGATAACCGTTGCTCGAGCTTACCTTTAAAGAACCCGTTAGTTTCTTCGCTAATCTTTTTACGTACATCTTTAATGCGCTCTTCAAGCACTTCTTTATCTACATCAACCTGTAGTACTGTGCTTTTATTATTTGTTACTGACTTAACTGCTGAACCGAGTACTGAAGGGTCGATTAAATCTAAATCGTCACCTAGTTGCTCGTTGATGATTGTTGCACCTGTAAGTAAAGCTAAATCCTCAATAGTATCTTGCTTTGTAGGCCCGAAGCCCGGTGGGTCAACAATGTTAATCTTAATGTTCCCTTTTACTTTATTCGCTAACAGCGTTTGGTACGGCTGCTGTTCCATATCCGCGACGATCAGTAATGCTCTGTTGTTCTTAATAGCGAACTCTAGAATAGACTGGATACGACGGATGTTTGGGATAGGCGACGTAACAATAAGTACGTAAGGATTGTCAAGTTCCGCAACACCTTTATCTTTATTAGTAACGAGGTGCGGAGATTTAAGTCCAGAATCAAACTGTGTGCCCTCAACGAAATCGACGTATGTCTCATTCGTATCAGACTCTTCCATCAGAACGACGCCATCCGGTCCAACCTTGCTGAAAGCTTCTCCAATCTTGTCTCCAAGCTCTTTATCGTTGTTACAGCTAATGTAAGCAACTTGCTGTAACATTTGATCTGCAACTGGAATACTGGCATTGTCAAGATAAACCATAACTTCTTCAGCACAATCTTGAATGCCTTTTTTAATGCTTCTAATTTGCTCTTCATTGCGGTGATTGTTAATCTCTTTTAAAATAGCATGAGCGAGGACGGTAGCCGTTGTGGTTCCGTCACCCGCTTCACGCACAGTGTTTGCTGCTGCTTCCTTAATTAAGGTTGCACCAATGTTTTCGACCGGGTCATGTAAGACTACGCTTTCCGCTACGGTTACACCATCTTTTGTAATGACCGGCCGGCCCATTGCGTCTTCGTATATAACGCATTTACCTGAAGCACCTAAAGTGGACTTCACTGCGTTTGTTAACTTTTCGACGCCGGACATAATTTTTTCGTTGGCTGTATCGCCAAACGTGAGGTCTTTTACGATCTCGCTAGGGTTATTGAATTGCATTGAATTGAATTGAATTAAAATGTTGTGGTTATTCGAATGTTTTCACGACCTTAGGTCCTTTGATAAATTCGAGTTTGTTTTGGTAGTGTTGCACTGAAGTGTCTATTGCTGCTTCAGCACCTTCTAAGGTTTCCCTGCGAGTTACATCTTTCCATTCGTCTTCCCATTCTAGCTCTGTTTGAAAGTAGCCATTGGGTAGTTGAACAATCCTCCAGTTCTTTTTTGCTGCAGCATGTTCCCAGAAAGCTTTGGTCGTTACGGATACTTCTTGGTTGCCACTTGACGTAGTGGTCGTACGGTAATAAAAAGTCATTTTGGTTTTTGTTTTAGTTATACTTGGTTTTCTTATTATTCTATAATTACTTGCGCATCAGGTTTTTTAAGTCTTTAGTCTTATCGGTGGAACCCATAGAAGAGCCGAACCAATAGCCGTAAACGTCACCTAATGTGCGCAGGAAGAACCCACTGAATGTAGTTATCAATCCTTTCTGTACTTCTGTCAATGTTTCCCAGTCTAGGAAGTCCGTGAAGATAGCTACGGCCAATCCTAACGCGATAACTAATGTAATGTATGTAAGTACATCCGGGGTAGACTTATTGCTCCCCATTTCGCGTGCAGCGCGACGGTCCTCAACTTCCTGCTCGTAAGCCTTTTCTATAAAAGCTTTCTTTTCAGCGGGGGTATCTATGAACTTGTCTGCAACCTCAACCGCTTTATCGATCAAGGATGCAGGCGAAGCCCCGGTAAGTAAGTTTAATAGCTTACTCATCGCCGCCTATTTGCATAGTAATTGTAGTAGGTGTAACGATTTGCGCAAGAGTGCTGTCTAAAGAAGCCTTAAGTTCAGCAACACGGCCTTCACCCATCTGCTCTTCAACCCAAGATGCTACCTGCGCATTTGTTAAATCAGCAACAGGAATAAATCCTTCAGGCTGAATAGTTTCAATTTCAAGCATCTCAGTGCCAATGACTGTTGCAGAATGCTCGCCATCTGCTGTTGTTCCTGTTAGACGCCAGTGTACATTGTATACTACGTCAGTTAATGATTCGTGTGTTGGATATACGTCTACCGTTTTACAATCCCAAGTGTAAGTGTTCATAGTTATTTATTTAGTTGTTAGAACCCGAAATCAAGAGGCACTCTGCCCCATCCATTTGATGTTTTAATATAAAAGAAATCTGCGTCATATGCCATATCCCCGATGCTACCCTTAGCGTCCGCTGCATTTGCAGGTCCACCTTGAGTCTCCATACGCAACTGCTCCATTGCTGCAGCGTTGATGTGTACCTTGGACGAAGGCGCGGTAGTACCGATACCCACGTTGCCCGATGTTGTTATATTAAATGCGGGATTGCCACCACTGTATAATCTGAATTGATTTTGAGCGGCAACAGCATAAATATTATTAGCAACGTCAAGCATAAGGGGTTGACCTGCGTTTATCCTTACCTCTCCTGCAACGTGAAGTTTAGCAGCAGGTGCCGTTGTCCCAATGCCTACGTTGCCAGCGTTGGTCACAAACATCCTGCCTTGATATATATTCATATCATTAGCGCTCTTGCTTATGAACTCAGCATTACCAATTCTGTATTGACCTGAATTGTTGATATTGACGCTGTTAGCATATACCAATGAGGTGCCAACACTAAGGCCTGTGCTTATATAAGTATCTCCTGCTACGTGGAGAGGATAAGCAGGCGATGTGGTACCAATACCGACGTTGCCTGGCGTAATACGCATAGTCTCGGTACCGCCTGAAGTAAGTTTTATATAGTTATAGTCTAACTGCAATTGATTAGACACACCACCAACCTCTAATCTTAAGTAACCAGCAGTCCTGTATCTTGAAGAGGCTCCTGAGTTTAATTCTAAAATCTCCGAGGATATTATTTTGTTGTTGCCAAAACGGTCTACAAATAAATGTAAGTTGGAGTTATTTTCATCGTCAAACCCTACTATTTTCAAACCTAAATCATCTTCGGATTGACGTACATCTAACTTAGCAGAGGGCGCAGCAGTCCCGATGCCGACGTTGCCTGTAGATAAAGTTTGGTCAGCAGTTAGCCCTGTTCCATATATAAGGTTACCTATATTGAGTTGCCCATCTCCTGTGCTTACGGGTGGCTCAACACGATAACCAATCAATATGTTATAAGAAGCTCCATTACCAACACCGCTCATTCCTGTTTGATAGCCTATTGCTATATTGCCGTCTGCATTGCTACCAAGATTAGCCAAGGTTTCGCTTCCTATACCGACATTTGCATCCGAACCCGTGGAAATTGAAGTCATTGATGAACGACCAATAGCAACATTATTTCCAACACTTGCATTTGAATCGGATTGCAAAGCCCTATCTCCAATCGCTATATTATAAAAACCTCTACCATTTTGAAGCGCGGTTGTGCCAATTGCAACATTTCCTTTGTGTGTGCTGATTGCACCACCACTAAAGTTACCAAGCAAAAAGTTTTCACTTCCAGTTGTAATGTTTCCACCATTGCCCCATCCAAGCATAACATTAGAACCGCCCGTTGTAATGTTTCCACCAACCCCTTGACCGATTGAAATATTTCTTGCTCCGTCGGTTAATTGGTCAAGATTATTATCTCCTATACCAATGTTGTCCGAGCCTTTGAAGTTGGCGTTTGCCGTTGAACCTACATTGACATTACCCGTATTTTTACCTATAAAGATGTTTCTACCGAATGGCGTTGTAGTTCCATTGTCCCCATAGCTTTGGCGATAAAAGAACGCATCACCATCCATTGTGAAATCAATAGTAGTGTCGCTCTGCGTTACCGTGTCAAGGTCTAAGGATTCAGCAGTACTCCCACCGCCAACAGCAAGAAATGTAGTTCCATTTGAAACATACAGGTTGTTAGTATCCGTAGCATAGGCGAATTCTCCTGATAATTGATACCCTGTATACGAAGTAATCTGTGATTCAGTACCTCGCTTTGCTCGTATCGTTAGTGGTGTCTTGTTTAACTTCGCCATATTATATCAATGTACCTGCGTCAATGCAAGGTGATGTAGGTGAAAGGTTGTAGTTGTTGTTTGCGGGGTCAATGAATAACGGGTCGCTTGTAATGACTCCCGTACCCGTTATGATTGTAGGACTATTGGTGTCGCTTATATTAAAGTAATCGCTGTAAGTTGTGGTGAAACTAAGTATGTTATTATTATTAAGGACT